TCATGATCAAATCGAAATTTATATTTGAGTCTTCATATTTATTCTCGCTGATGAACACTGGATCTATTATTGAGCTGATCTTACCCAATTCATTCGGCATTATGTGAAGATCTACCTCCGATCTGAATAAATTACCTCCCAATCTATGTGACACATTACCACCAACATTGGTCAAAGCTACCCTGAGTAGGTCCATGGATTGGTTAATATCATACAATGATAGGACATATTTATATGCATCATATATATCTGTATTCCGAATAGCCTGCTCATTCTTTAAAGACAAACCTGATGTTTCCAATATCCAGAGAACATAATTAGATAATTCATAGATCAATTGACTCTGTTGACCTTCAAATCTCAGATACCTATTTTCTGGCTCCCCTTTATACATAAGGCAACTAGAGATGTCAGGAAACCTTTTAGATTGAAAGCCAAGTTCATTGGTTATATCTAAGCAACCCGTACATGTAGCTATCTGAGTATCTTTAACCGACCAGTTGAGGATTGTTTCTAATACAGGCTCAGGCATGCTTATGAACGTGATTTCTGGGAAATTTAACTTTCTCCGATCCTCTAAAAATGCAATTATGCCTAATTCTGGCAAAAACTGATTAACTGGTTTATTTACCAAGCTATATAATTTAACTATATTACTTCTAGAAGTTTTGATCATATTTTTGCGAAATTCTTGCATCTTACCCGACCTTCTAAAAAAACCTCTGGATGTTTCCACCTTTCGTATCAGAGTGTCCAATAGGTGTAACGGAGAGTGTTCTATGTACATTGAAGTAATCCTACAGTGCAAATTCAATCTGAAAATATCTAATAAATCTTTGTGGATTCCTGGACGATGGTCATCTAATGATATCACATTCTTAAAATAATCATTAAGATCCAAGCTTTTCATATACCTTAGAATCTTAGTAGAGATCAATGATGAAGGCAATGATATTTTTCTTGAGTAAGGATAGTAACTCAACAAGCATGATTCTTCTCTAGATTTGCCTATACTATTAGAATCTAAAGCATAGCAGTTGTTAACTATTTTTGAAATGACATTAGGTCTAGCACCAATGTGTGACAAAAAATCTATGATGAAGTCCAATGCACGACTGATGGAGACAGAGTGACCACTCATGGCTTGATATAAGAAAGGAGTAACACCTAAGCCGGCCCATGATTCAGGAGTATATAATAAGACTGAGTATAGCGACCTGAGCCAGACATCTTTAGTTAACTTGCTCAGTACCACTAACTGCTGTGCATACTTGTCATCCAGCTTCACAATGGGCAAGGATACATCTTTAATATATGTCGTTATCCTATCTCTTACATCTTTCTCACGTGACATGCCCATTGATGATCTCAAATTTATCAAGAAGTCTGTGACGCTTGTTTGTAACGATTGACCATTGACTTGCATCCAAACAGTAAGTTTAAATGCTATAACCGCTTGAACTACAGGATCCAAGTCACCATATGGTACCAGACTGTCATTATGGGGATTCATGAGAACATCGCAAAATCCCCTGTACACCAATTGAATCAGGTGAAAGTGTTTTAAAAATAGA